TATCAAAACTAAAATCACGGTTGAGTGGCTGTTCTTCTTTGTACACTCTTAAAAGCATTCCGACATTTGTAGTAACTTCTTCAACTAAATTTTTAGGAGAATAATTTATTTCCTGGTCAGATGTCACATATATCATCTTACATACCTCCTAAATAATTTCTGATTACATTCATCAATATTTGTCTATCCGTTTCAGATTTCATAGTTTTACTGTACTCTGTCATTTCTTTAATTTTATCTGCGGTAATTAATCCTGCTCTTATAAGATTCATGAATTCATGCACCTTATAATCTTTTTTAATTTGTTCAAGTTTATCTAATATTTCATTCTTTTTATTTTCTATTTTCTCCAATGTTTTATTTATCTTCTCAGTTGCCTTATTTATATTATTTTTCAATTGATCTAATTTTGTTTTCTGTTCTTCCTGAACATTTTCTATCTCTTCAGTTGTCTGTTCCTGCTCCTTTTCCTGTGCTTTAAGAGATTCTATTATCTGGTTATATTTTTGTGGATTGTCAATATATTCCTTTAAAGTAAGGTCAAGTTCTACTACATCAAAACTTCCTTTTTTAACATTAAAATAAGAATTTTTTTCGCTCATACCAGTTATTAAAAATGGGAATGCTCCAAAGGTCTGTCCACCAAGAGTTAAATATGCATATTCTCCAAATTCCCACATAGTTTTTATGTCATTCAACTGTTCTTCCAAGGAAGTTTCAGTTATCAAAGATGATATTAAAGTAATACTTAAACTTACTTCTGACAGTTCCCTTCCCTGATGCCTAATCATACCTGGACCGTATATAGCTGTATGTTCTGATATCTTAGATTTATATTCACGGTTAATTTGATTATTCAGAGTTGTTACTTGTTTGTCTGAAACTTTAAAAACTATTCTACCAAAACTTCCTATCATTATTGAGGACCTCCTGTCTTATTTCCGCCGGCAGTAACTCCGCTATGAGTGTGAGTATTTAAATTAATATTTCCTCCTGTTACAGTTGTTCCAGATACAGTCAAGTTTCCATTTATTTCCGCATCAGCATTAATCACAACTTTTGAAACTGGATTTAACGTTAAAACTCCGTTATCATAACTGTAAAACCCACCATCAGAAAATGTTCTCTTTACCTCACTTGCACTTCCAGAACTGTTCCGCATTGGACATCCAATTACCACTCCCTGTTCCATCATTTCAGGAAAAAATAAACAGTACACAGTCTGTCCAACTGAAAGCATATAATTATCAGAATGACTTTCTGAAAAAGGAACTAAAATGTTAAGCCAGTCACTTGTTTTATTGTCACCTGCAGAAAATAAAACTCTTACTTTTCCTGTTTTATGGTCTATTGCACTTACTTCTCCAGCTTTTAATATTTCTAACATTTTAACTCCTTTCTACCTGCTCATTTTTCTATTAGTCGGATTATTTTTATTACTTGATTTATTACTTGCCTTAGTATTTTTACTTTTCTTATTGCTGTTACTTTTGCTTGATTTACTTTTATTATTCTTTTTACTAGCCTTTTTTCTTTCTCTTTCTGCTTCTTTTTTCTTTTGTTCTTCTTTAGTCTGAGCTTTAGCATTCTTTTCAGCATTTTCCCTAGCTCCGACTTTCATGCATTCAAGCTCACATGAATAGTCTCCTGTGATGCTATGTTTTACTTTATCAATCACATATTTACCCTCAAATTTACCCCAGCTTTCGTCTAGCTCAATTATCATTCCAGCCATATATTTAGTACTTCCGTCAACGGTCAAAGTAACCTGATATTCCTGTTTCATATTTTCTTTCAATGTTTTTTTTGCCACTTTTTTTGGGTCAGATTTTCCCTTAGTTTTTATTTTTTGTACTTTTTCTTTTTTACTTCTTTTCTCTTTCTTATCCGCTTTTTCTTTGAGTTTTGCTTTAGCTTTTTTATACCCGGAAGACTTTTTCCCATTCTGTTTTTTATATTCCGCATAAGACATATCAGGCATCCGTTTTCACCTCATTCCGTTTTTCAAGCTCCTCTTTAGTCATTGTTTCCTTTATTAATTTTTTCTTGTCCGGATCATAATATGAAACTTCGACTTTGTCATATATTCCTTTATTTTTCTTTTTCAAACTAAAACTACGGATTCGACTATCACGGATATTAAATTTTTCAATTGCTTCATTATCTTTCATATTGTCATCATCAAAAATAATAATAGTATCATCAGATATTTTCATACTCAGTCCAGTTTCTTTAATGACTCTATCTATAAAAGCTAAATCAGTTTCATTCTCCTGATCAAGCCTTTTATAGTATTCATTATCTGCATGAATTTCTACATTCATTTCATGCTGTGCTGCAATCTGTGTTACCAATTCTTTTAATGTAATCATTTCCCAAGCTTTAGTATTTTTCTGATCACGTATGTTTCCATCGAGTGGAATAGCTATACATTTTAAATTTAATCTATCATTATCAAATGTTGGCTCGTCAATATAGAATGTTCCAATGTCCAAAAAACTTCCGTCTTTCCCATTGTCCTCATATATTCCAACTATTAACTGAGCATTTTCGTCCGGATACCATTCTTTTAACCAACGATAATCCATGTTTTCCAGTTCCAGCTCAAGGTCATCTATGGCATTTTTACTGTTATCAGTGTAATTAAGAGAAGAAATGGAATGAGCTATATCTTCAGATATATCCACTCCGTTAAATATCACTATTACCTTTATTCCTCTAGCCAACATTATTTACCTCGTTTCCAAGGTGGCAGCTTGCTTTCCTGAATTTCCTGTTCCAGTTCTTCAATAAAATCAGGAATAATAACAGGAATGTCAGCTGGAAATATTGATATATCTATCAAATTAAGATTATTTCTTATGAGCCTATGAAAGTATTTTTCATTTCCATAGACTTTATAAGCTATCAGATCCCACGTATCTCCGCTGACAGTTCTGTAAACTCTTGTCTTCATTTTATCCAAACGCCACCCTTTCCTTTTTATTTTTCATTTCAGCCAGAATTCTTTTAACTTCCCTTGCTATATCATTTGCGTTAGAATTACTTCCAGCATTAATTGTGATATTTATGGTATCTCCACCTATAACAGTTGATCCACCACTTCCTAAGGTAGAAGCTCTTTCTTTTATTCTGTTTACTCTTTCCCTTAGTGTATTTTTTGTCCTAGAAGCATTGAGTATTTCAGTACCCTTTGGCAAATTCATTAGCATCTCACTTTGAGTAATAAACGGAGACTGTCCTGGAATTTTAATCATTTCGGCTCCACGTTCTCCTACTCTTACCAGTCCACCTTCCCAATAATTAGTTCCTGTCCATTTTTGTGGAGTTCCTTGTCCTCCACCAGTTACTTTATCCCAAGTTTCTTTTACTTTCACAGTAATAGGATTATTTGTTACCAAATTTTTTAAAGCATTCCATTTGTCACCAAACCAGTTAAACAAACCATTTAAAATCCCTTTAGCACCTTCAACAAAACTACTTATTCCACTTTTAACCATGTTCCAAGCATTTTGTGCTATTTTAGGAATTTCATTCCATTTTCCAGTCACAAATGCTATATAGATTCCAAAAATTCCTTTTATTACTCCAATAGCTGCTTTTACAATCCCTTTGACCATATTAAATACGCCTTTAACTACGGTAACAATCAATTTAAAATCTGCCATCATGCTTCTTATTCTAAAAATCACAAGTTGAATCGCAGTTATTATTACAACTTTAATTATTTTCCCTACTACAGAAAGTATTGGTTTCAATGTATTCCAAACTTTTTTCATAGTTTCTCCAGCAGATTTACTTTTTTTTGATATCCATGTCATAGCAACACCTAAATATTCTTTAAGTAATCGTCCTAACTCTTTAACATGTGGTATTATCTGCTTTACAGCATTATTTACTCCATCCCTGAACCATTTGGATTTAGTATATAACAATACAAATATTCCTATTATTACAGCTCCTGCTAATATCCATGGATTTGTTAATAATCCTCCCATTTTAGATAACGTCGGAAATACTTTAGAAAATCCTTCTATAATTCCTCCTGCAGCTTTCAATTTATTCAAAGTAGTAGAAATTGTAAATATAAATTTTAGCATTGGAGCTCCAGTCTTCAAAATAGTTCCCATTCCTAGATTAAACAAAGCAAATGCTCCTATTGCTTTCATTAATCCACTAGTCAACTTTGGATTCTGTTTTATCCAAGTTGCTATATTCTCAAGTATTGGTTTAGTTGCTGTCAATAAATTTTTTATAGAAGGAGCTAATGCTAAACCTACATCGGCCAAAGAATTCATTAACTGATTTTTGGCTACCTTTAACTGCGTTCCTAAAGTTTTCATACGTTCAGCATATTCTCTTTCAACCGCCCCATTCGCCATTTCCGACTTGGCTTTTGATAAATTTTCTCTTAGCTTATCAGTGTCATTTGCCAATGTTGCTATACTGTTTGCTGCTTGTTCGCCAAATATATCTGTCAGTAGCCCAATTTTATCTCCAGCATGAGAACTCTTTATTTTTTCAAGTACACTTAAAATAGTTCCCTCTGCATCTCTTGCCATATCATGTGCCAAAGTTTCTCCATTTATTCCTAAAAAAGATAAAGCATTAGCTTTCTTCTTAGTGTCTGCTCCTTTTCCGAGTTCCAAATATAACTGTTTTATTCCTGTTGCCGCCACATTTGCTTCTGTTCCAGTAGCAATAAGAGTTGCTCCTAATGCAATATTTGCTTCTTTTGATACATTAGCAGTTCTTGCTACTGAACCTACTCTCTGAGAAAAATCTACTAATTGTGACGCAGTAGAGGCAGTATTATCAGACATATAATTAATAGTATCAGCAAATGAAAACATTTCCTCTTTAGTCAGTCCAAGCTGTTCTTTTGTTTTAGCTAGAAATTGCCCTGCTTCCTGTGTAGTAATATCAAAAGCAACTTTAAGCTGGTTAGCTTTTTTAGTAAATTCAACAAGATTTTCACTTGCTACTCCAGACTGTGCCAAAGATCCAGCTATTTCAAAAACTTCTGGCTGGCTTAAAGGAGAATTATCTGAAATTTCTCTCAATGCTCCATAATACTTCTGTGCTTCATCTCCAAGCATTTTCCTCAAATCTGCCTGTGATTCCTCAACATCCATATAAATTTTTAAAGGTGCTAATGTTACAGCTCCTGCTATAGCTCCTCTTCTTAATACTTTATCTCCATATTGCTGTGCTTTATCAAGAAAAGCTATTTTTTTATCATGACTAGCCTGTATTTTTTTTAAATTTTCATTTATTTTTAGTTCTTTATTTACTTTAGCAAGTGTGTCTCTATAAGTTTTAAGGCTATGACCTTCTTCTTCAATTGCACTACGGGCTCTTTGGAATGTACGTTGCTGTGCCTGTTTTTGTCTATTCAGACTTGCAACGTGAGTTTCAGCTTCTTTTACTCTTTTTGCAAATTCAGCATTTCCTTTTCCAGTACGGGCATATTCTTCTTTTAATTTTTTTAACATTTCTGCAGATTTCATATATTCACTGTTTAAATGATTTAATCTTTCCCTTGCTTTGTCAAAAGTATCTAAATTTTTAGCAGTTTTAGCAAGATTATCCGTATCATCTTTAACTTTCCGTAATCCGCTACTCAATTTTGCAAATCCAGCCATTGCACCCAATGTGCTTGCTGTAATCACAAAACCTAGTTCCATCATTTTTTGCATTTTTACCTCCTCTCTATTGTCTTTTTTATATTTAAGTTGTATAATACTTATATAAAACTAAAAAAGGTGATTAATATGAAAAAAATTAAAAACAGAATATATAGAAGAAACGAAGAATATAAATTTAAACTTTGGGAAAAAGTACTTATTGCTATTATTACTCCTATAGCCCTTTTTCTGGGAGTTCCATTTAGTATGCTCTTCTTTATTATTTCAGCAGTTATAATAGTTAGTGCATTAGGGACATTCGGTTTCTTTTTGTTAGCGTTGTTTGCTATTATGATTTATATAACTATTAAATCTGGAATGGATGACTAGAGGTCATCCTTTTTTATTCCTTACTATTTTCATACCGTATTTCAGCTTCCTGAACTAATTCCTCTGCCCTTATACTCCAGTAGCCAGTCAGTTCATATAAGCTACAAGACATTAATGTTTCATAGCTTATATTCAAACTGCTTTTAAAATCATTTTTCATATTCAAGACTTCTAGTAAATCAGTCACTATATCCTGTAATTGTATATTTTGACTTACTCTGTTTCCAAAATCTCTTCCTGATTCGTTTCGTCCACGTTCCCTGTATCTACAGTAGTCTCTTCTGAATCCGAGACTACTATAAAATTTCTTGCTGCATTTATTACTTTTATATAATCTTTTCCTTTTAGCTCAAGCAAACTTCCATATTTTATTCCACTTGCCTTTTCAGCTACTGTAAGCAACCATCCATCTTCAAGTTCTTTTACAGCTGCTCCTTTATTTCTCTTTTTAAATTCACTTTCAGCTATTAACAATTTTTTCCCTGTCAAGCTTTCAAAATCCAATTCAATTTCTGTATATTTTTTCCCATCAAGAGTATACTCCTGATTTAATTTAACTATTTCTGCCATTTTTTACCTCCTAAAACATTCCTAAATATCTTCTTAACTGATTATTGTCTTCACCATTTATTTCCGCAATATTGTTCAGTACATCTATATAAACTATCTTTTTACCTTTAAATTTTAATTTATAATATGTACAAGCTATATCAATACTTGTTTCAATTTTTGCCCCAGGTTTGGCTTTTAAACCATCTATAGTTTTAACCATTCCTTTAAATGTTGCGTCAAAATCTCCAAGTCCTGCTCCGTGAGTAACTTTATCCATATACTGATAAGCTCCCTTTAACTCGAACATCATAGGTTGCATATTATTAAGTCCTATCATTGTGTCATCAACGGAATCCATTTTTATTTTTGCTTCCAGTTTCTTATAATGTCCCATTAATGGAACTTCTAATTCTGCACTTAATCCTAGTTGTTCAGTAGTAACTGTTGCATAATCTATTTTCGGAAGCTCTACTTCAGAAATTCCAGCTAAGCTATTGGTTCCGTTGATATATAATAAAGCATTTATAAGCCCATTTGGTATTTTTGTCTGACTCATACTCCTATCCTCCTATTCCTTTTAATTTCTCAGCAAATTCTGTTAATGCATCCACATCATATTTTTTCTTAAATGTCATTGATTTTAATCCTGGAATTATTCCTAATTTTATTATCCAAGTTATATCCCCATTTATTATATTAATGACATCATTATCTGGAATAGATAATTCCGCACTTGCAGATAATAAGTTTTCAGTAGATACTAACGAATTAAGTCTAATATTCATTGCTTTTGTAACAGTTTCTGCCAATTTTAAAGAAAATTTCTTATCCACTCTATCGAAATAACTTATTACAAGCTCATTACCGATATATTTGAACAGTCTTCTTGAATAAGAAAATTTGTCCTTTGGATCAGTTGCTAGCGGATTTTTAGCTGTTTCAGTTCCCCAGTTTCTCCAACCTTTGAAACTGATAGCTGTTATTATTCCGTTTTTATTCAAGAAATTAGCCTGTGTCTCCCTATCCAGTATTATTTCTTCAAAATTTCCCTGTGAATTTTTATATAAAAGGGAATCCATCTTATACTTATAATTCGATGAAGACTGCGAAGGTATCCCATCATTTTCGTTGTCAACAGACATCGATAACGCAGCATAATGCAAGGACTGATAATATCTTTTCCCAGCCAGTCCAATCATTCCGTACAGAATTAACTGATCTTTATCTAATATATTTTTATTGTCTTTCCATTCAGGAATTTCATCATATCTTTTGTCAACCGGGGCATTTATCAATGTGATAGATTCAAACATTCCACCGTTGATATTAGTTGCTTTGGTAGCCATTACAGCGGCAACATCTGATTCATGAGAAAAATCAGGAACATCTATAAATGCTGGAAGTTCTGAAAATTTTAGGAATATATCATTAATCAGCTCAAGTCCTGTTCTCTTCATAGTGTTAGTATTATATCCACCTATTGCCTCTGTTTTAGTAACAGCTGACAAATCTGCTTCTTCATACTCAATATCTATTTTTGTTCCAGTAGAAGGTTTAGCATATATTTCAAGTCCTTCTTCCGTCCAAATAGTCAAAGCATCCGCTATAGGCTGTGATGTAGCATTGTCTTTAACCACAAGAGTATCAGTCATTATCTTGTGATTTTTAACTAATACTTTTCCACCTTTCACTTCCAGTCCCTGCTCAGTTTTCTTAGATGTTTTATGCTTTGCTGGGTCAAATATGTTTACAACATAAAGCGGTGCAACCGCATATAACTCAAAAAATACTTTTATCGCCTGAGAAATACTAAAATCTAAGTCATAAGTATCTCCGAAATATTCAACAGCTTCTCTGTAGTTTGCTAATCTCACAAGTTCATTTATTTTTCTTTTATCTTTTTTTACCTTATGAACAGGAGCCATTCCAACTATGAAATGCCCATAATCAAGCATTACAGGTAAATTTATATCTGACGCAACTTCTGTCTGATATGTTCCATGCTTATAAGCCATTATTCACTCCCTCCTGTCTTCTCTTTTACTTCTTCTTTTAATTCCTGTGATATTTTTTCAAGAAATAATTCATTTTGTTCATATCCTGCTAATTCTTCAACGTTTATCAACAATTTATCCAGTAACGGATATTTTT